TACCTTCCATATATTTTTTAGCAATTAAATCTCTTTCATTATCGTTGGGTAATGCTATTAAAATTTTTTTAAGATCTTCCTCCCAAAATTTTTTGCCAAAATTATTTGGATGCATCCACTCTCTTTCTGTTACCATACTAAAATGTGTTGCTATTTTTGAATTAATTTTCCTGTATCTGCAAACAACTTCCATAAGTTTAGGTATAGATTTTACAGTCAGAGCAGTTATTGTTTGATTGGTATTGATAGTCATCCATCGTTGGTTGACTGCATAAGAAAAAAGTTTTTCCCAATGCTCGCACTTCAAACCAGATCTGGCATACTCTGCTTCTGGCCCCCATCCATCTATGCTTGCTGTAAGATCAAATCTTCCTATATTTTTATTTACAATTAGTTCTCGTATTTGTTCAATATAGTTTTTAAAAGTTTCTTGTTTGACCATTAAATTCGAAACAATATTAAGTTCCAGGTGTTTGTTTTTTAATTTTTTTAAAGTGTCAATCATTTCTTGTAATTCGTTCTGATAAAATGTTTCTCCGCCTAATAGATGTAATCTTCTAAGTTCGTGACCGTTTTTTTCAATCCACGCTAGTGTTTTTTTAAAATATTTTCTTGTATTAGGATGATTTTGCATAGGACTATATGCCTCTATTTCCGTACCGTTAATATTTTTTAGTATTCCAAATTTTTTGGCTTCGGATCTCCATTGCGTTGAATCTCTCGTAGTACAATAAGTGCATTTTAGATTACAAGTGGCATTCATAAAGATTTCTAAAATTTTTGGGGTAACTTTAGTTGCTGTCAAATCTGTATCTAATTCTTTGGGGGAGAGATTGGGTATTGTGAGGTGTTGCATTCTATCTGAAAATCCTCCCGCATCTTCTATTTTTTTACAAAATCCACAATGGCCAGATCCTCCGTTTTCTTTAGTAGGCCACTTACCAGATAACATTATTTCTCGTTCTTTGATTTTATGAGATAGATTGTGAAAGTTATCAAAATTATCTAAATCTAAAGGAACACGTTCACATCTATGACAACTGTTGGTCGATCCTTCGGTTAACCATAAAGTAGACCAAGTCCATTTCAGTTGGCAAGCCGGTTGTTGTTTTATTGGAAAGTATTTTTTTTCTTTATCAAACATCAGAGTTAATAATTGTTCTAATCTCTTTCCAATTACTTACTCTTTTAATCTTAGGATGTTTAAATTTACGGTTATAAGAATGATCAATTAACAAAGGTCTTAATTCATAATCTAGTCCAGCGAGTGCATTTTCCGGTTTGTCTTCCACCCACCAAAGTCCTGTGCCGTGGAATTCCGCCAGCGCTGAATCCTTGTCAGCACCTGTTTCCAGTATGAAAAAATTTTCAAACACGGTGCCACCAAACAGCTCTTTCAATCTCCGCTTCCTTAGTTCCTGTGCGGGTATGTCCAGAGTCTGTGATGTTATGGGAATAAAAGTCCATCCCTCTGCGTGTAACAGTTTCACCCAGGTCTGCGATCCCTGCATTGGTTCTTGATTGGCCATCCAGGCCGATCTATTGAATTCTTCTATCAGGGCTTCTTTGTCTTCACGATATAATCCATATCTTTTCTCCATGGAATACACGTGTTCTTTATTTGGTTTCTGCTTGTAGCCTTTTGCGGACATCCAATTGGCAAAATGATTCTCCCACTCCAGTAGCACGCCATCTACATCTGTGAGTATGATTCTACTATCTGATCGAGGCATCTTCCATTCCCGCCACCCTCAGTTTAACGATGTTGGTAAGTTGCCATTGCTTTTGATCCAATCCTTTCAAGATGCCCAACCATTTGTTTCGCAGTAGGGCAAACTCGTTGACGATCTTGTCAAAGTCCACCACGTCTGGTTCGCCATCCACATACTTCTCCACGTCTCTAGATGTGAGTGCTCGCTGATAGTTCTCAAGATATTTTTTGAAATGTTGTGATCTCAATCTTCTCTTTTCAATGTTGAGATATTCCAGTATGGCTTCTATTTCCTGCAACTGATTGAATCGGTGTTCCACTTGTCCTGGCATTGCGGCACTGTTCTTCTCAAGATTACCCCAGATTCCAATTTCCTTTTTGGCCTGATCCAACTCGATGTTGTAGTGCTGTATGCACTCTGGTATCTTGTCAATGCTGAGACTTACCGTGGAGTACCAACTCATTCTTCCTCGTAATATTCGTCTTCGGTCGCTTCCTCATCTTCTGCCAGCACTGCTTCAATTGCCTGTTGTAGCCTGTCATCGTGTTCGCCCGCTGATTTGATCACTCTGGTGTCAACATCCATATCTACAAGTGTTTTAATGTAGTCCACAGCACAATCCACTTTGATCCTCTCAGGAAGATATGCCGCAACTGTGTTCCAGATCTCTTCAATTTGATGCTTATTCATCTGTTCCATCCTGTACAGGTTCCTTTTCTGTCGCTGGTGCTTCTTGCACAACGTTATGAAAATCTGCCATAACTATGTCTAATTTATCTCCAGTCCATCCTTTTCGGAACTCCAGTATTTCTGTGCCTTTGGAATCCATATATTTCAATCGATTGCCCTGTTGTTTCAATAGACCTTTTTTCTCAAACAGCTCCACCAATCCGGAGTATGGATCCATTCCTGTGTCATAGGGAATCTTGACCTGTACTGATTCAAAGGGTTTGGCATAACGAGTTTTCATGACTTTGCAAGCGGCCCTGATACCTCTCACGTCAGTTACTTTGTTGCCATCCTCATCCTCTTTCAGTTTCAATTTCTTCATTGCGATCACGATAGACGATGCGTAGATAAATCCCTGACCACCCGATATCTTGTCATCCGGATCAAACATATCCTGAGATGCATATGTGTGGTTAGTTGCTATCAATCCCACATTGTAAGATCCAAACATGTTCACGGTGTTACGAACCAGTGAGGTCAGTGCTTTGGGCTTACGGCCCATGTCACCTTTCATGTCTCCCGCTTCAAACTGATTCACATCAGTTGGAGTCAATAACATGCCCAGTGAGTCTATTACAAATAGAATCTTGGGTGCATCTTCTCTTTTCTCTGCGTGTTCTTCTCGGTAGCCTTTCATAAACTCAGATATGGTCTTGGCCACGTCGTCGATCATGCTCATATTAAGTTTTAACAGTTTGTCTTCGGATGTGTCCACATCCAGAGCTTTCAGCCAGGCCTCGTCTAGTGCGTTCTCTGTATCAATCAGTATCACATAGATTCCCTGTGCCTGAGCATTCTTGATGATATTGCCTGACGCGATGTAGGACTTACCTGCTCCGGATTCTCCTGCCAGCACTGATACTTTGCCCAGTGGAATGCCTCGATTGAAATCTCCGGAAATGAGATAATTCAGTGCAAAGTTTCCTGTGGAGATCCAGTCTGTGGGATCGTTGAATCCCAATCCAAGTCCCTGTATTGATTTCGTGATGCTCTTTCTAAATTTTGTTATATCAAATGGTTTTGTCATATCGTTATAATACTACCTTGTGGCCATACTGTCAATGGTACAGCCACTTGGTAATGAGTGATTATTTGCTTTGTCTTGATCTTATCAGTTTGAGGATGTCTTCTGCTCTCTTCGCACTGTCACCAGTGGATGCCGGTGCTGGCTGAGCCGCAGGAGCTCCTGTATCAACTGCCTCTGCCACAGGTTGTGCCACAGGTTCTGCCTTTGGAGCAGGTGCTGTTTCAGTCACTGCCGCATTGTTCGAACCGTTGGATGGTTGGTAGGCCATGCCGGCTGGTTTGTAATACTGTCCGTATTTTTCCAGATCGTATGCTTCACCTTCCACAGATTTTTCAAATAATTCTTTGATTATTTTCACTTCTGCATCTGTTGGTTCCTTGGGTCTGAAGTCGTTGAGATTGAACAGGCCGTGTGTGTCTATGGCCGCTCTCTCTGCTTCGTCCAATGCTCTTTCTCTCCTCGACCATTTGGAAGTTGAGTAGTCAGCATAACCGCCCTTGGAGGTCTTGGTTATCCTGAAATCCACACCCCTCACAGAATCAGTTGGTAGTTCTTCCATCTCTGGATCCATCAATGCTGATCTGATGATATTGAATATCTGAGGTCCGATAATGAATCTTCTGATCGGATTCTCTGGTGTTGAGTCCTCGGTCGATGGATTGTTTAGGAC